GCTGCCTGAAGATGTAGCAGTCTGATAACACTCACTCCTGTCGCATGAGTATAAACTAGGCACCACACAGTTCACAACACTTTTCTTCTTTATTATGTCCAAGTCCGTGATGCTTTCTCTGCTGGCTCAAGGTAACACTAGCACTGAGATTCTGCAGATCCTTGATACTCTCACCGAGGACAATCAGAGTGCCGTTGCTTATGCTGAACCGACTGCTGATAGCATCGAGTTCTGATAGTAACTGTGTGCCCCTTACTTGACAGTGAGGGGCATATGCGTTAGAATAGTCGTCCGGCAGTTATTTGCGGTCGGGCGTTATATCGTCGCGGCGGCGTTGCGTATAAAAAATCGATAAGTCCCTAACCTACAGAGGTGACAAATCGACCTTTAAATATCACTCTCATAAAAAATTTCCGGAAGTATGATCAGTCTCAAAAACCCCCACAGAAGAGATCCTTATTGGAACTTTTGGAAAGTTGTATTTGCTGGTTGGCTAATCAGATATCCAAAGACAATGGGAAGAATAATATTAGTCCCCCTTGGGTTTTTGATAGTACTGATATATAATGCAGTGGTGAATTAATTTACACCATAAAAATTCCGGAAATATTTTTCATATGGAAAAGGTTTATCACATATATGCTAAGGATAAGTGTATTGTACATTCGGTAAAAGAAGAGGACTTTGAAAAGACTTGGAGTACTGTACACAACTTAGTGGGATTGATGAAGACTGACTACTCTACAGAGGATTTGAACTACATTGAATTGATTGTTAATAAGGAGATTATTTTAAATTCTTCTCATTGACAAAAGCATATATAGACTGTTAAAATTGAACTTGAAAGTTTATTTCTCTTATGGCAAAAGGATTTACTGTTAAAGCAACTGCACCTAAACCCAAAACTGAAGAGTGGGATTATGATGCAATTAAGGAAAGGATGCGAGGGAAGAGTATTGTATTTTGTCTTCCAGGTCGCGGATGTTCATTTATTTTTCTGAAGGCATTTGTTCAACTGTGCTTTGATATGGTGCAGAATCAGATGAGTATTCAGATTTCTCAAGATTATTCTTCCATGGTTAACTTTGCACGTTGTAAGTGTCTTGGTGCAAATGTTCTTCGTGGACCTAAGCAGATTCCTTGGGATGGAAAACTAGAGTATGATTATCAACTCTGGATTGACTCGGATATTGTCTTTGACACAAACAAGTTCTGGCAACTCTGTGATCTTGCTCTTTCTGCTGAAGAAGAGAAAGAAATTGTTTCGGGTTGGTATGCAACAGAAGATGGTCACACAACCTCTGTCGCACACTGGTTGGAAGAAGATGATTTCCGCAAGAATGGCGGAGTCATGAACCACGAGACTGTGGAATCGATCAGCAAGCGTCGTAAGCCATTCACTGTAGACTACACAGGTTTTGGATGGGTACTGATTAAGAAAGGTGTCTTTGAGAATCTTGAGTATCCTTGGTTTGCTCCAAAGATGCAAGTCTTTGAATCCGGAGCCGTTCAGGATATGTGTGGAGAGGATGTATCATTCTGTCTTGATGCAAAAGAAGCAGGTTTTGAGATCTGGTGCGATCCTCGTATTAGAGTCGGACATGAAAAGACTCGTATTATCTGATGAAGAAGTATAACGTATTCTACAAAGGCAATAAGATTTATGTGGACCTTACTCATGAAGAATGTGCAGAGGTCCTTCAAGATATCTCGGAAAACTTTTTCTCGGGAAAAGATGATATTAATCCTAACTTAATTGAATTGGAGGAAATTAACAATGGCTAAAGGCGGTGGTAGCAGTAAGGTTATTTTTGAACCCGGAGCACCTAAGAAAACTCGTCAGGGACGCTCTGCTCGTACATTACTCAGTGCAACCTCTCGTAATGGTAAAAAGAAAAAGTATCGCGGACAAGGTAAATAGTTAAAAAAAAATAACTATTATGACATGTCTCATTGCTAATCTGCCATCACAAGAAGTTTGGGTTCGTAAAGAATACTTAACAGATCATCAAAGTGGATGGGGAGAATTTGTTAAAGGTGTTTGGGTATCGGCTAAGTCGATGCCTGGACGCGCTTTTTATTTTGAAACTTATCTACCAGAATATGCTGCAATGTATGATAAGTTACCAATCAGTGCCTTCGTATCTCGCCCAGAAACTCCAAATCCTGATTTAGATTTGCCCAATCTTCAATTTTGGAACTGTATGGACTACGGTGTAGTTGCTGTAATAAAACAATTTATTAGATCAATGGATTATGAGTGCTATACACGCGACTTTGGTGCTCAAAAAGGTGTGTATATATGTACACTAGATAATTATCATCAGGATCCTGATGTCATTGACTATGCAACAAGTGAAAATCCATCTGAACACAAGTCACATAATCTGATTGAACTACAAAACGGACAGTTTGCACTCTATCCTAACAACAGAATACGCATTTATGATAACAGTTTGACTCCTAAGGAACCAAAAACACCCGATTTTAAGGTCTCTACACGCTATTATCAAGTTGAAAATGGTCATGAACGTCTTGGAATGGGTCATGAAGACGAATATTTTTGGAAAACAGCACAAGAACGGGATAGCAACCCCGTAAAAAGTTCTGATTTAACAAATCAGGAGCAAAACAATGACCAAACAAGTCGATAAAGATGAAAATTTCATGAAAAATGAGTGGGGAACTCAATATTTGGCAAGTGAATATGGTTGGGAAGAGCAAATCAAGAAGCAAAAGATGCTTCGTGAGATCGCAAATGATGATTTAACTCCCAAAAAGCACGATTTCTTTCATCAAAACGAAATACATGAAAAAATTCGCAATGATGAGGACTATGATGATTGGGAATATGGGACGGAACCACTCTACGAATCAAAAAATCCATAATAAATAAGATAGAATTATAATAATCCATGCCTCTAGAGCGGGTAAGTAAAGGTTTTAAAGACATAAGTATGTCGTTTCAGTATAATCCACTGAACAACGACCTTATTGCGATCAAAAATGAGACCGCAATAAGCCGCTCTATTCGTAATATTGTCTTTACTCTACCTGGAGAAAAGTTTTTTAATGAAGATTTTGGATCTTCAGTCTCTAGAGTGCTATTTGAAAATGTAGATGAGATTTCAGCATCTAGTATTGAAAGTCAGATAAGAACATCCATCAATAACTATGAGCCAAGGGTTTCTTTGATAAGCGCAACTGCATACCCAGACTATGATAATAATTCATTTGATGTTACTATCACTTACAATATCATTGGAGTAGATGTTTCTACTCAACAGTTAGAATTTGTTTTACAACCTACAAGGTAAATGCCACTAGTAAACTTCACAAATCTGGACTTTGACCAGATTAAAGAATCTATTAAAAGTTATTTGAGGTCTAATTCGAACTTTACGGATTATGACTTTGAGGGATCTAATCTCTCTACAATAATTGATGTATTGGCATATAATACCTATATTACTTCATACAATGCCAACATGGTGTCGAATGAAGTTTTTATTGATAGCGCAACTCTAAGAGAAAATGTAGTTGCTCTGGCAAGAAACATAGGTTATAACCCAAAATCAAGAAAGGCTGCAAGAGCAACTGTTTCTTTCTTTGTAGATACCTCAAATATTACACCAACTCCATCATCACTAACTCTTAGAGACGGTGTTGTTGCCACTTCTTTTGGAAATTTTGGAAATCAATCATATTCCTTCTGCATTTTAAAGGGTAATGATGTTCTAAAGGGGAATGATCAAATAACCAACAGTAATCCATCAGGAATTACTGTTCCTATAGTTGATAACTTAGCAACTTTTACTGATATTGAGATCATAGAAGGCACTGTTTTATCAAATACCTTCACATATTCGTCAAGAAATCCAAATCAAAGATTTATCTTACCAAACTCTGGAATTGATACTGACACAATTTCCGTAATTGTGACAGAGGGTGGAAGAAAAGCAAAATATGTTTTACAAGATAGTTTATTTGATATTGATTCAACTTCAAGAGTTTTCTTTTTACAAGAAATAGAAGATGAAAGATATGAAATTATTTTTGGAGATGGAATATTTGGTAAGAAACTAGAAGAAGGTTATCAGATAGACGTTTCTTACATAGTTTCGAGTGGTGATAGTGCGAATGGTATCTCACAATTCTCATTCTCAGGAAGAATTACATATGAAAGAAACGGAGTTACTTATCCAGTAACATCTGGAATTTCTCTACTAACAACAGGTTTAGGTTCATCTGGAGGAGAGCCTATTGAGTCTGTAAGTTCTATCAAAAAATATGCTCCAAGAATATATGCTAGTCAGAATAGAGTTTTAACCTCCAGTGATTATGAAACTTTAATCCCAACAAAAATATATCCAGAAACTGAATCAATTTCAGTGTTTGGTGGAGAAGATTTGGTTCCCCCACAATATGGAAAAGTCTTTATAAGCATAAAACCACGAAATGGAGACTTTCTACCAAATCTAATTAAGGATAATATCAAACTTAAACTGAAAAAGTATGCAGTCGCAGGAATTGTCCCCGAAATTTTAGATCTAAAGTATCTCTATATCGAAACAGCTTCTAAAGTTTATTACAATACAAATCTTGCTCCAAGTTCATCATATGTTTCCAGTTTAATACAATCAAACGTCAATAATTACTCCGAATCAAGTGAGTTAAATAAATATGGTGCAAGATTTAAGTATAGTAAATTTTTGAAAATTATTGATGATAGTCATGAATCTGTGACTTCTAATATTACAACTATTAATATTAGAAGGGACTTGAGAATTGCATTAAATTCCTTCGCAGAATATCAAATTGGATTTGGTAATGAATTTCATATCAAGAGTATGAATGGTTACAACATTAAATCAAGTGGATTTAGAGTTTCTGGAATTACTCAGGAAGTTTATCTTTCAGATATTCCAGATAGTGATGCGATTACTGGTTCTATTTTCTTATTCACTGTTCCATCCGTGACTTCAACATCTTCAACTATCGTAAGTAGAAATGTTGGAACAATTAATTATAAAACAGGAATAATTACATTGAACCCCATTAACATTACCTCAGGTAAAGTTAAAAATGGCCAATCAGTTATTGAAATATCTGCACCACCACAATCAAATGATGTTATTGGATTGCAGGATCTTTATTTGCAACTAGATGTTAGTAATAGTGTTTTTGATATGGTTGTGGATAATATATCATCTGGGTTGGATCCATCAGCATCTACTTACATAACATCCTCAAGTTACGCAAATGGTCTTCTTGTTCGTCCTGGAGGTTCAGTGCAGGGGTCCACAATTGTATCTGGGACTGGAACAATAGTCGGAGCTCTAGCGGGATCATCTTCATTCATAACAGCATCAACACCAACTCCAACACCAACTCCAACACCAACACCAACTTCATCAATACCCACATTCACATTCACTCCCTCCTTCACATCCCCATCACCATCTCCGTCCCCTTCGCCATCTCCATCACCATCTCCGTCCCCCTCGCCATCCCCATCTCCTTCGCCATCCCCATCTCCTTCGCCAGGTTACTAATAAATAACAAAAACCATCTATAATTTCATGAGACAAAAACCTATTGAAAACGAAAATTGGCAAGAAGGAAAAAATGTCAGTTATAGTCCTAATTTTATAATTAATGTTGGGAATCTTCAAATGGAATTAAACAAAACCTCTGCCTATGATTTCTACACAATTCCAGATAATATAGATGTTTTTGAATTTGAAATAACACTTGACAAATCATTTCATGTTCATAATAATCAGCACGTTAAAATTACTGGAGGCCAAAAAAGTAGTTCATCTGGGTCATATGGATACTAATCAAGAGTAAAATAATCAAATGACAGAGAAAAGAATTCAATTTAGAAACATTGTACGCAACCAACTCCCTGCGTATGTAACAGAGCAATACCCATTGGTTGCTGAGTTTATATCCCAATATTATCTTTCTCAAGAATTTCAAGGTGCTCCCACAGATTTAATACAAAATATTGATAAGTATACAAAGTTAGATAATATTACAAATCTAAAGAATACTGCTGTACTTAATTCAGATATATCATCTTTAGATAGTACAATTACAGTATCTTTATCCCAAACAACTGATTCTGGTGTTGATTTATCAGGAACTGTTGGATTTCCCGATTCTTATGGTCTGTTACTAATTGATGATGAAATAATCACATATACAGGCAAAACTGAAACATCTTTTACTGGATGTATTCGTGGTTTTAGTGGCGTATCTTCTCTAAAGAAGAAAAACTCACCAGATGAACTTGTCTTTTCAAGTACAAGTGCAGCGGCTCATACATCTGGCGCTACAATTACCAATTTAAGTAATTTATTCTTAAATGAATTTTTATTAAAAACAAAGTATCAATTAACTCCTGGACTGGACAGCAGATCTTTTGATGAAGGTCTTAACCAGAATTTATTCATAAAGCAAGCAAAAGATTTTTACCTGAGCAAAGGTACACCAGAATCTTTTAAAATTTTGTTTAAGGCACTTTACAATGAGGAAGTTGATGTAATAAAGCCAAAAGAATACATTTTCAAACCATCGGATGCCCAATATAGAGTAACTAATAGTTTTGTAGTAGAGGCTATTTCTGGAGATCCTGAAGAATTAGTTAATGCGACTTTGTTCCAAGACGAGTACGAAACTATAAACAAAGCCTATGCTCCGGTTGCTCAGGTTGAAAAAATTACTTCCAACGACGGAAAAACATATTATAAAATTGGAATAGATGCAGGTTACTCTAGAGACATTAGAGTGGATGGATCTGTTTATGGAGATTTCTCAATACATCCAAAATCCAAATTAATTAAAAATGTCTCTGCTAATTCAACATATCTCGATGTTGACTCTACAGTCGGATTTCCTGAAAGTGGAGAATTGTATGTAACTTATAATGATAATACCACCGGCACTGTAACTTATACTTCAAAATCGTATAACCAATTTTTTGGTTGCTCAAATATTAGCAAAACTATACTTGATGGAAGTTCAATTGCAATTAATACATTTGCATATGGATACTCTCCAACTAACGAATTAATAAAAATTAGAGTTAATTCTGTAATAGAAGATATTGAAATAGTAGACGATACTTTTTACTTGAACGCTGAGGAAAACATTCAAGTAAAAACTTTAGGAGTTAATCCAAAAGACAACATTTCGAATAATTGGTTCTTTAATGTATCAGCTTCTTTTTCTGTAAAGAACTTTTCTTTAGTTGATAACTCTGAGTTAAAGACTTATCTATTGGAGACTAATGAAGATAATTATTTAAAAATAGGGGATTTTATAACTCTTATTAATGTAGATGGATTGGAAAAAAATGGACAAGTTGCATCTATTCAGTCACTAAGATCATTTAATTTTACTTCATCAGAAATAATTGTTTCACCATCAAAGGTAAAAAGATCACTATCAAAATCTAATACTCAATATTTTCCAGATTCCTCTAATATTAATACAAATGTTCAAAATGTTTATAAGATAAAAGATAGAACATTAGTTGCATCTTCATCAATACCAACGTATCTAAATCAAAAATTAGATGTTTTTAATCGTGCTGTAACCATATCTGGAACATTTGCAGAGGGAACCAGTACTTTTACCATAACATCACAGTCTGATCATGGTTTTTACACAGGTGATGCAATTTATTATACTCCACAGAAAATAACTGTATCTACATTTAATGACGATATTACAATAGAGTCCACTGAAATTTTAAGTTCTTTGTTTGATGAAGGAATTTATTTTATAAAAAGAGTTGATAAAAACAACGTAAAGTTCGCAAGAAGCCTTTCTGATATTAACACAGGAAATTTTATAACGTTAAGTTTAGAAAAAACTGTATCTGATAATACTATTATACCATATAGATTTAACGGAAAAACCCTATCACATCAAAAGTTATTAAGAGAAATAAGTTTTCCAACAAATGACGGCAAGGTTTATGAAACTAAACCAGGTAATACAGGTATTTTGATTAATGGAGTTGAAATTTTAAACTATAAATCAAAAGATGTTGTATATTATGGAAACATTGAGGATGTAGAAGTTACATCTCCTGGTTTTGGATATGATGTTATTAATCCACCAGCAATTTCAATATCAGATGAAGTTGGAACTGGAGCAACAGGTTATGTTTCAGTAAGAGGATTTTTAGATTCTATCAGAATTGTTGATCCTGGATTTGATTACGTTTCTACTCCGACTGTTACTATAACAGGAGGAAATGGATCTGGGGCTAGCGCAAGTGTCAACTTAAAGTCTGTAATACACTCAGCAACTTTTAATTCACAGCAAGCATCGAATCAAATTTCTTTAGGATCTACTCAATCTATAATTGGATTTTCCACATTCCACAAATTTAGAGATTCTGAAAGAGTAATCTATAAGACAGATGGACAAAATGCGATAGGTGGAATATCGACGGAAGCCTCATACTACATTTCCATACAATCACCAACATCAGTTAAGTTACATAAAACTTTTGAGGATTCTGCTGCCGGAATTAACACGGTAGTGTTGACTTCATATGGAACTGGAAATCATAGATTACAATCATATAATTTAAAATCTGTTATTGACTCTATAAATGTTGTCAACTCTGGATCTGGGTATGAAAATAAAAAGAGAACAGTCACATCATCTGGCATAAACACAACAGCAAATATAATTACAATTTCAAATCACCAGTATAACTCTGGAGAACTAGTAAAATACACAAGCACTGGATCTCCTATTGGTGGATTAACAAGTGGATCTCAATATTATATTACAAGATTAAATTCCAATGATTTTAGATTATCTCAAGTAAATTCAAATGAAAGCGATAAAAATTTTTATTACAGAAACAATCAGTATGTCAGTCTAACTGGTTTTGGTTCTGGTACACATACCTTCAATTATCCAGACATAAGTGTTGTCGTTGAAGGAAATATAGGAGTTTCTTCGGTTAGTGGAGAAACTTTCCAATCTGTAGTTCAACCAATCTTCAGTGGAGAAATAACTTCAGTTCATTTGTCCAATGGAGGACAAAATTATGGATCTAACAGTATTCTTAACTATAACAGACAACCATTAGTAACTTTAATTAATGGAAGAAATGCACAATTAAATCCTGTAATTTCTAATGGAAGAATAGTTGAAGTTTTAGTCAATAATGTGGGTTCTGGTTATATTAGTGTTCCTCGATTGTTAGTTTTGGGTGGAGGATTTGGTGCTGTAATAACTCCAGTTATTGAGAATGGACAAATAACTGAGGTTAAAGTTATAAATGGTGGATCTGGATATCAAAATGGAGTAACTAGTATTCAAGTTATTCCTGCAGGACAAGGTGCAGAATTTAATACGAAAATTAAGACTTGGACAGTTAATCTCTTCCAAAAGTATCTCTCAAGTGTTTCTGGAGATGATGGATTCTTATCAGATTCCCCATTAGAAAAGTATGGGTTACAATATACTCATTTATATGCTCCCAGAAAATTAAGAGAGTCTGCGTATTCTGTTAGTGGCGACGGAAACACACTATATGGAAAGTTAGATCTAACAAAGAGAAATAATACTGAAACTTCTTCTACAAGTCACTCACCTATAATTGGATGGGCATATGATGGAAATCCTATCTATGGCCCTTATGGATATGAAACAAAGAATGGTGGAAGGATAACTCAGATGAAATCTGGGTATAAACTAGAACCATCTGCAAATAGACCATCCTCGTTAGAGTTTCCTGTCGGATTTTTTGTTGAGGATTATGCTTACAATGAAGTAAATGAAGAAGATGTTCTGGATGAAAATAATGGAAGATTCTGTATAACTCCAGAATATCCTAACGGAACCTATGCATACTTCTCAACAATTAATGATTCATCTTCAGACTCATTTGGTCCTTTTGCTGGATACAGAAGTCCAGCTTTCCCATATTTGATTGGAAACAACTATAAATCAAAACCAATAGATTTCAACTTTGAAAATACATCAAATCAAGATAATATAAACTTAAATGAAACGAATTGGGTTCGAAATACTACACCATACAATTTGCTTTCATACGAATATGCTACTATACCAAATTCACTTGATCAAAAGTTTAAGATAAGATATAGTTCTCCAGGTTCTATAGAATCTGTCGGCATTAATAGTGGTGGTGTTGATTACAAAGTAAATGATAGAGTTATTTTTGATAAAGGTGAATCAGGTGGAGATGGTGCAGATGTTAGAGTTTCTAGAATAAAAGGAAAACAAGTAAATTCAGTAAGTGTTGCATCTAGCAATATTTTTAATGTAGAATTTTATCCATTTGATCAGAAAGGAACCTTCATAGCTTTCTCACCAAACCCACACAATTTTTTAAATCAACAAACTATTTCTATCACAGGTATTAATACAACATCTTCTTCTTTAGAAGGTTCGTATCGAGTTGGAGTTAGTTCAATAGTTTTAGCTCCTGTTGGTTTGGGAACAAGTACAATAGCAATTCAAAGTTCATCCACGACTGGTATTGTAACTTATATTGGCGTTATTGGAAACATCTCAAGGATTAGAGAAAATGATATACTTGGAATTGGTACTGAAAGAGTAAAAGTATTAAATGTAGATTACATCTCTTCTCGACTGAGAATTCTTAGAGAAGTTAATGGAACAGTAGGATCCTCACATTCGATTTCAGAACTTTTGTATGAAGATCCTAGAAAACTTACATTTGAAGTAGGATTAACTACAAATTCCAATTATAGATTTAATAAAGAAATCTATTTTAATCCAGTAGAATCTATTGGTCTGGGAACTCTATCTGGAGTTGGTATCGGAACAACAATAACATTCTCAAATCCAGGTTCTGGAATTTCTTCAGTCTTTATTCCAACAAAAACAATTTATTTACCAGCACATAACTTAAAGACTGGCGATGAACTTGTTTATAATGTAAATGTTGGATCTGGAATATCAGTCTCTACCAATGGATCTACCATTTTTGCATTAAGTGACCAGTCTACTGTTTATGTTGCAAAAATTTCTGATGATTTGATTGGAATATCTACGGTTAAAGTAGGCCTAGGCACTACTGGATCTTTTGTAGGTATTGCAAGCACACAGTCCAATCAGTCAACCTTATATTTTACTGGAATTGGCACTGGTGTATATCATAGTTTTAAAACAAACTATCCAACAATCAAAGGTCAACTTCTAAGAAACTTAGTCACAGTTTCAACGGCACAAACTCATGGCCTTTTAAATGAAGATGTTGTTAATGTTTCTGTTAAGTCTGGAATTACAACTTCTGTTGTTGTAAAATATAATGATTATAACAGAAAACTACTTATAAATCCAAAAGATTTTGTATCTGGTGGAGTGAGTACAACAACCAATTCAATTAATATTCCAAATCATAATTTTTATGCTGGTCAAAAAGTTTTACATACATCAACATCACCTGCGGGTGGTTTAAATAACAATCAAGAGTATTATATTGTTGTAGATGATCAAAATAATATAAAACTATCTGATACATATCTGAATTCAATATCTCCAGCGCCAGTTATTGTAGATATTTCAAGTTCATCTTCTGGAACAATATCTCAAATAAATCCAGAAATTTTAATAACTAAAAATTCAACGGTTCAATTTGATCTTTCCGATATTTCTCTTTCTTATTCTTATCTGGGAACAAAATATCCTGCCTTTAATTTGAAATTCTATAAGGATTCTAACTTTGTAGAAGAATTTAATACTACAGGAAAAGATGTTCTCTTTGATGTAAGAAAGTCTGGTGTAGTTGGTACTAACGGATTAGTAACAATATACACAAATGAATTATTCCCAGAAAAGTTATTCTACAAATTAGTTCCCCTCGAAACTAATGGAATTCCTAAAGAAAAATATGAAGCAGACATTGATGATACTGTATTTGCAAATAATCAAATTACATTTTTAGATAGTTTTTATAATGGTGAGTATCAAGTTTCTGTTGCATCATCAACTTCTTTTAAATATACAGTATCCAGACTACCAGAGTCTTCTTCATATACTTCAACCAATTCCTCTATAGAATATGATACCACATCATTAAATGCACTTGGTTCAATTTTTGAACTAAACATTGCAAATGGCGGAGCAAATTATTATTCCCTACCTGGAATTTCCACAATTTCATCTGCCAGTGGATCTAGTGCAATTTTAGAACCAAACAGCAGATCTATCGGAGTTGTTCAAAAAACTAGAAAGATTGATATTGGATTTGATTTCCCATCAGATTTTAGTTTGAGACCGAGTGCATCTTTGCCACAACTTGCAAAGATGGAGCCTCTGTCCACAATTGATTATATTGGTATCACTTCTTCTGGAAGAGGATATTCTAAAGCTCCAAAATTAGTTCTACTTGATGGCAAAACAAATCAACTGATTAAAGATGTTGATTTGAAATATACTCTTGGAGACTCCAAAGTAACAATATTAAACAACACATTCTCTCTGAATAATGTAAAACCAACAATAATTCCAACACAAAATACAAATGGAATTGGAATTGGATCGATATCTTACAACTCAACAAATAAAAAAGTTACAGTAGTTCTTTCTGTTGGATTTAGCACTGAAAACACGTTCCCATTTGCAATAAATGATAAAGTTTTAATAGAAAATATTAGTGTTGGTGTAGGATCTACAGGAAAAGGATATAATTCAGAAAAATATAACTACACTCTTTTCACTTTAACTGATGTTGATCAGAATCTTGGTGGAATTGGAACTGTGGCTTACAGTTTGGATGGATTACTTTCTTCAAATGAAATTCCAGGAATTTTTGATCCTTTCAATTCTTCTGGAAGGATCATACCACAAAAAGATTTTCCACTTTTCAACCCAGTATTGAAGAAAGGAGAATTTTTAAAGGGAGAAACAATTGTATCAGATTCTGCAGTTGGTTTTGTTGAGAAATGGGATTCAAAATCAAGCATTCTATCAATAGGATCAAAATCAGATTTTGTAGCAGGTGAAGTTGTTAAGGGAACCTCATCTAATGCAAGTGGTTTAATTTCCAATATTACAATATTTGATGCTTTCTTTAAATTAAATGCACTATCAAAAGTAGAGAATGGTTGGAATTCTAATGTAGGATTTTTAAATGACAACCTGCAAAGAATTCAAGATAGTTTTTATTATCAAAACTTCTCATACTCACTAAAATCTGCAGTTCCTTATGATGATTGGGAAGATGTTGTAGGATCACTAAACCATACGGCGGGATTTAAAAAGTTTAGTGACCTTGAGATGAAATCTTCTCTCAAGTATAATTCCAACAGAGAAGAATTGAATTCTTTAGACGATTCTTTGGTTGTTAGAAGTCCAATAGATTCATCTTTCACTGTTTTGGTAGATTTTGTCAGTGTTGTTGATTTAAATTGTGTTAAAGATTTTGACTTAGTTAGAGAAAATGCTCTAGTGAGTGACAGATTATTCTCCGATGAAATTACATTCTCAAGTAGAGTGTTAACGGATTATTTTGAATCTGTTGGAAATCGTGTTTTACTTATAGATGATGTAAGTTATCTATTCAACAGTAATCCTAGAGATGAAAGATACTCTAATATTTCAAGAATCAATTCAAATAATTTTAAAACTAAAAAGTGCTTTATCTATACAAGAGATTCTAGGTATTATAATGAGAGGCAAATAACAGCACTGAGTTTGGCTCAGAATGATGGTTTAGGATATTTAAATCAGTATGCTAGAGTCGAAACGCAATACGATATGGGTTCATATGATTTTGCGATAGAGGGCTCTGATGCTGTTCTACGTTTTTATCCAACCAAATTTGAAAGAAACAATTTTAATACAACTGTACTATCGTATGATGTAAACGATGGCATTTCTGGAATTGGTAGTACAAATCTTAATATTGTAAATATAGTCACAAATAATGCAACAGTATCCTCTGGAACAACTACGACAATAGTATCGTTTGATAAGGCTTCTTATAGATCATCAAAACTTCTTATACAATTTTATAATCAAACTCAGACTGATTATCAGTTTGATGAAATTACTTTATTGCACGATGATACTGATGTAAGTATACTAGAATATGGAAGATTAAACACAAATCTTAGAGAAGAGAGTTTATCTGGTTTTGGAACATATAATGCTTACATTTCCGGATCCAATGTAATCTTAGATTTTATACCAAATGCAGGTATTGCTGGAACTGTAAACTTAATCAACACATTAATAACAGATTCGACAGGATCTACTACAAATTCCGAAATAACTCTAAATCATGCTGTTTTAGAAGGAAATAGAGTTGCAATTTCTTCAACAGTTTCACCAATATCAACTGTTGTTGTTGATTATGACGACATTTATGATACAGCATATTGTATCGTACAAGTAACAGATACCACAAACAACAGACATCAAATATCTGAAATTGTAATTATTGATGATGATAGTGAAGTATATTTCACTGAATTTGGAAATATTGAAACTTCTGTTGGGTTAGGAACATTTGGAGCAACCAGAAGTGGTGGAATAACGCAACTCACATTTACCCCACTTCCAAATATTGCTGTTGATGTAAGATCTTTTGTAAACTCTATTTCTATAGCTTCAACAACAACAGATACACTAAGTTTGAATAATGCGACTATTGTATCTGAAAGTGGTACTTACTTTGGAACAGGATTTGACGTTAAGCGTTCTTTCCCACTACAACATAATCAAAGAGATATTTTCTCAAGATATTTTGACGGATCTAGTTCCACTGTTGTTGATGTTACCAATAACACGGTGACTGTTCCTGGACACTTCTTTGTTAGTGGAGAAGAAGTAGAATATTCTAATGGATCTTCTTCTTCAGCAAACTCTATTAGTATTGGATCTACCTTTATTGTTGGCATAGGAACGACTGATAAATTACCATCATCAGTGTTTATTATCAAGGAAAGTGATAATAAAATTAAATTTGCTGCTAGTGCAGAAAATGCATTAAAAGTTGTTCCAGACTATTTGAACATTACAAGCGTAGGTGCAGGAAGTTCTCATACAATTGTAGCTAAAAACAAAAATTCAAAAGTTGTTGTCACAATTGATAATGTTATACAATCACCCGTAGTTTCTACAGCAATAACTTCAACACTAGCTTCAAAATCTCTTGTAATTGATGATGTACTGTATTTCAGTGGTATAACCTCATTCTTCAGTGGAGATCTAATCAAAATTGAAGATGAAATAATGTTAGTTGACTCTGTTGGATTTGGTAGCACAAATGCAGTAAAAGTAACTAGACCTTGGATGGGAACTGATATTGGTCCAGTTGTTGGATATTCAACCAATACTGTTGTTACAAAAGTTACTGGATCGTACAATATTGTTGGTAATACTATCAATTTTGCAAGTGCTCCATATGGAAACGTTCCTAAAGAAACAACCGATCCTGATGAGAGAGATTGGGTTGGAATAAAGAGTTCCTCTTCTTTCCACGGAAGAGTATTCTTGAAAAATGGAGTTGAACTTACCACTCAAGAGACTTATTATAAGAATCGCGTATTCTTTGATGTATCAAGTGAATTTGATGGAAATACCGACCAATTTATTTTAAAATATGAAAATCAAACTAATGTCACTGGTGTATCAACAGATAATGCTATAGTTTTGGTAAATGATATTTTCCAAACTCCAGGATTATCAAATAATTATACTTTAACAGAGTCTTCTGGAATAACAACAGCAACTTTCATAGGATCGGGAGTTTCAATAACTAGTGATCCTAACACATCAACATTACCCATGGGTGGTGTTATTGTTTCTGTTGGATCAGAAGAAGGATTTGGTTATCAACCACTGGTTTCTGCTGGTGGAACTGCCATAGTTTCTGGACTTGGGACAATATCTTCTGTAAGTATTGGAAATAGTGGCTCCGGATACAGAGTTGGAGTTCAAACTGTAAGAGTTGGTGTTGCAACTTCAACAACAGGAACTCCAGACGTAGTTTATGTAGGGGTTGCTTCCGTAAGTAATGGAAATGTGGTTAGTATCGCTATTACTAATCCTGGTGTTGGATATACAAACACAAATCCACCATATGTAATAATCGATTCTCCACTATCATATTCAAATATTCCATTAGTTTATAGTTCTCCTTCTTCTGGAATTGGAACTGGAGCAGTTGTTGATATTGTTGTTGGGCAAGGTTCTAGTGTAATAAATTTTGATCTCAAAAATACTGGTTATGGATATGGCCAGGGCGATGTATTGACGATACCTATTGGAGGTTCTGCAGGAATATTAACAACATCTAGCCCAAGTTTCAGTGAATTTAAAATAACAGTAGATAGAACTTTTACTGATAAGTTTTCTGGATGGTATATTGGTCAACTACAAACACTTGATACTATTGAAGATCAATTCAATGGCCAAAAAACTAGTTTCCAACTCAAAGTTGGTGGAGTAATAACTTCCATCCTATCCAAGAGAGGAACTTCAATTGACGTTGAGCAATGTTTACTAGTTCTCCTAAATGATGTTCTTCAAGTTCCAGGTGATTCTTACATATTTGCCGGAGGAAGCACAATCACGTTTACTGAAGCTCCAAGAGAAGGAGACAGTTGTACAATTGTATTCTATAAAGGAAACGGAGACACTGATGTCATCTTCAGAAACGTAATAGAAACGGTTAAAGAAGGTGATGAATTAACTATTGATTATGATCCATCAATTGGACAGTCTCCAACTTTACAAGAAGAAGAAAGAACAGTAACGTCAGTTCTTGCAACTGATGTTGTTGAAACAGTTCCTTATTTTGGCCCAGGAAATACTGCCGATGAGGAGTTGGTAAGACCAGTAACTTGGTGTAGACAAACTGAAGATAAGATTATTAATGGAAAGGAAGTAGGAAAGAGTAGAGAACTTTATGAGGCGGTAATTTATCCATCAGCATATGTAATTCAGACTGTTTCTACAGGTACTACGACAATTTATGTTGACAATATTCGCCCATTCTTCAATCCTTCAAATGAAAACAATATATCATTGACCTTCCAAGATAGAATTATTATTTCATCTCAAGATACAAAAGTATCTGCTTCAGCAACAGCAATAGTTTCTGGACTTGGAACAATATCGTCAATTTCTCTCAATAGTGGCGGATCTGGATACTTAACTACACCATCAGTTTCTATCCAATCTCCAATTGGACTAGGAACCACTGCATCAGCAACAGCCTCTGCTACGTTGACTAGTGATTCCGTCTCTACTATTGCTGTTACAAATCCTGGAACTGGATACACAGGCACTAATCCACCTGCAGTGTTGATAGAATCTCCGTCGCTTCAAAGAGAAACTAACAGAGTTTCTTCTTATTCTGGAGATTCTGGTGTTATTGTTGGTTTTGGAACAACATCAGTTAATCCTGATATTTTCCAATTTGTCTTTGATCTTTACATTCCAGAAAATTCTTACTTAAGACAGTCATCCATTGCAGGATCATCAACAACAATAAGTTCCTTAAATGTTGGAGATTATTTTGTTGTTTATGGATCAAATGTAGGATTTTCTACACAGTTCTTATCTCCAAGATCAGTTAGAGTAGACGGTTCTACAATTGGATTATCAACCCAATTTATTGATAATGTTTATCAAGTAGAATCCGCAGAGAATATTCAGGTAAACGTAACTGGAATAGGAACAACATATGCCAGAAGAATATTTACAAGAATTTCTGGAATCAGTACAGTTGACTTTAGTTTCAGCACAATAACATTTGATTCTACTCTTTATACATTTGATTCTACTGGCATTTCAACAGCAGGAATTGCAACATTCTCTTCTGGAACTATTGGAACTTCATTCTATTTTGGCCAATTTAGTTGGGGTAAAATTATAATACCACAAAGATCTGGAATTTCTACATACAATTTCTATGGAAACAATGGTGTTGGTGGAATATCTACATCAGCTATAGTAAGAAGAAGTGAAAATCTTCGTTATGAAAATTACATTATCACTTAAACCATAAATACTTCTAAACTTTTGCGTAATAATGGCAAAATTAGGGATAAGCACAGGAACTACTCCAGATGATGGTACAGGTGATAGTTTATTAGATGGTGCTATTAAAATCAATAGTAATTTTAGTGAACTATATACTCTTCTTGGTGATGGCACCACTCTAACAAGTGGTATTGTAACTTCTATTGTTGCTGGAAGCAATGTTACTGTTTCAGGATCAACGGGGCAAGTTACAGTAAATGCAGCCTCTCCTAAAAATTGGGAAACCACTGCGGTAGGAATTCATACGCTATCCAATGTTGGTATTGGAACCACAAATCCAACAAGTAAACTCACAGTTACTGGAAGTGGATTATTTACGGGTGTTGTTACCGCGACAAGTTTCAGTGGATCTGGATCAAATCTAACTGGAATTGTTACTGGAATAACTGCTGGGGCTAATATTACTGTATTAGAGAGTCCAAGTGGAAACTTTATTATTACATCCACATCATCGGGGAGTGCTGGAGCAGGTGGAACTTGGGCAACAACAAGTGTTGGAATACATACTTTAAAAAATGTTGGCATAGGAACCACAAATCCAACAAGTGCCCTTACAGTTACTGGGAGTGGATTATTTACCGGTATTGTTACTGCAAATACGTTTGTTGGTTCTTTCAACGGTAATGCAACAAGTGCAACATATGCTTTAAATGCAGGTATAGCAACTTATGCATCTACTGCTGGAGTTTCTACAAGTGTTATTGGTGGAATAAGTTCTGTAACTCAATTAAGTGTTTCTGGTATTTCTACACTAGGAAATACGGTTGTTGGTGGTGCAACAACACAGTTGATAGTAAGTGGTGACGCTAGAGTTACTGGTATTTTAACAGTTGGAACTGCAAGTATTACACTTAATGGTATTACCGATACATTAACAGTACCAAATCTTGTTGTTACAAATTCAACAACTGGAGTAATTGCCTCTGGTGTTGGAATTACTATTAGAGATGGTGGTGGTGATTTGGGAGTTGCTGAGGTTATTGATTTTGGAAATAATCTCACAGTTTCTCTTGCTTCTGGCATCGCAACCGTTACTGGTTCTGCTGGAGGAACAAACGTATCTATTTCAGATACTGCTCCAGGATCTCCGACAGCGGGTGATCTTTGGTACAGTAGCTTAATCGGAAGAGGATTTATATACTATGATGACGGATCATCTTCGCAATGGGTCGATTTTGCGCCAATGGGAGCAGGCGCAACTGTAATTTCAACAAGTGGATCATCTCAATGGGTCACTACAGATGTAGGTATTCACACTTTAAGTAGTGTTGGTATAGGAACCACAAATCCAACAAGTGCTCTTACTGTTACTGGTGATGGATATTTTACTGGTGTTGTAACAGCAACATCATTCTCTGGATCTAATACACTTAAGACAAGAACTATAGTTTCTGGAGCAACAACTGCTATTGCAAATAATGGAATTGGAAACACTAATCTCACTGGTTATAAATCTTATGCACTAATGAAAGTTGGATTATCGACAGAAGGTTGGTTGAGACTATATACTAATAGTGCATCAAGAACTGCTGATGTTTCTAGAAGTGTTGGTGAAGATCCAGCACCTGGAAGTGGAGTGATTGCTGAAGTAGTAACTACAGGAATTTCCACCACACAAATTATTTCTCCTTTTGTAATGGGTGGAAATCTTGATGATCCTGCTGACACTACCATCTATGCATCTATTACTAATCTTTCTGGAGTCACCACAAGTATTTCAGTTAATCTAACACTTCTTCAACTGGAGGCATAAGTAACAAATGGCAATCACAACAACAACGATTTCAAAGAATGCTGGGTGGGCAAAAACTGATTTAATTTACCAATTGGAAGAGGCATTTACTTGGTTAGGTTGGCAGGGAGGTACTGTAAGTGGCATTGTGACTGGCATTAGTGATTATAGTGGCGGAGGAACAGTAGGATCTTCTAATACTGCTTATTATGATGTTTTTCCAGCAACAACTTCTGGCATTGGAACTGGTGCAAGTTTTTATGTTCTAAGATATCTTGGTTCAATTTCTCATGTTTATGTAAATCGTCCTGGTGTTGGATACACTAACGGAGAATATGTAACACTTTCTGCAGAAGATATTGGTGGTTCTTCAAATGGTGCTACAGGAATTGGTATTACTGTATTTGTTGCTGGTG